AAACAATATCATCCAAATATTTATTTAAAATATCTACTAACTCATTGATTATCAATAGGAAAGATTTACACCATATATTCCTTCCCATTGAACTGTATCCTCACTTTTGATCGTTTCACAGTTGGTTTGATCTGTTCGAGCGCAACGCCTATAAATGTTTTTCTTTCTTTGTTCCATTCAGTGTTTGGATGGATTTCAGCTAATAGACATCTACAGTTTGGGTGAAGAGGTTGGATTGAGGGCAGATACTCATGTGTCTTTCTTCCTATATTATTACCATTCTGTAACAATTCTTGTATCGTGAATTCTCTAGGTTCACTTCCTTTCCCATTTGTCAAATATGCTTTCACGCAATGCTCACAGGCAGTGTCTTGGACTATGAAGTACACTTTTGCCTCACCTCTATTCTCATATCTCTTCTGGATCATTGCCAGTCGCCCTTCGTTCATTGCAGTGTGCGAAATGTAATTCACACTCTTCTCAAAATCCCTTGTCCAATCTCCTGTCAATTTTGCAAGGTCCATGCTGATCTTCTTCACACTTTCTCTCTTCTTCAATCCCTCTATCACCGTCTGTCTTATGAACTCGTGCTGCGCCCTGACTCTGTTCGATTCATTTGCCACTGCATTGTTCACATCTTGGAACACTTTTCCTTTTCTTGAAGTGATGTCTGCCAACGATTGTCTTTTTATTGATTCGATCTGTGCCTTCTCTTCTGCATTCAATGGTATATGTTGGCCTGAGACTATATAGTCTTTCAACTGGTCATAGGTCATTTGCTGGATTGCTTTGTTGCCGAGTACTTCCGACAACATTCCTAGATGGAAATTCAACAAGACAGTATCATTGCTTGTCTTGTAAAGACTGTTTGTCTTTATTCCCGCCTCCTTTAAGATTGATTTTTGTTCTTTGCTCAGGTATTCTTCTCCTAACGTAGAACCTATGTAGAATGCTGTTTGCTTCTCAATTATTGAGAGTATCTCGTGAACTTGATTCTGTGTCAGTGTCATCTAGTAACATCCTTGTAATGTCAATTACAGCAGTCTTGAGAGTTTTGTCATATAGTCCTAATGCTTGTGATTCTATCGAAGTCACAATTGGTGACAATGGTTTGTCCTTCTCTCTCTTATCTTTGATCTCTTTGTGCTTCAAGATACCCTTTTAATCCTTCGACCGCTATACTCAAATGGTTCAAACTAGTAGAAACTTCACCCATTGTCTTATTTACATTAGTAAGTTCTTTTTTATAATCTGTCTTGAACTCATCTAAACTCTTATTAAGATTATAGAGATCTCTCAGCCCGCCTATTTGTTTTTCTGCTATTCTTCTCATTTCAGTATCAAGTTGATCTACAGTCTTTTCAAGTTCTTTATGGTTCTCTTCTAAAATCTTTACCTTCTCTTTTACAAGATTCTTGCTCACTACATCTTTGATGTACATAGCCAGCAAGGCAAACCCAGCAGTACCCAATACTTCCAATGCTTTTATTAAAAAATCGTCCATTGTTCACTCTTATGTAGTTACTAATTCTCTAACCCAAAATTCTTTCATTGCCTTGTCAAAAGGAGTTTCTTCTTCAGTAAGAAAACCTTTTCTTACATTATCATTCCCTTGCTGGTCATCTTGAACTGCTGACATTGCTACTTGGTGATCCATCTGTGCCTGTTGTGCTACAATTGGATTCAATATCATATCACCATACTTAACAGGTTTCATACCCTTGGTCTCTCTGATCTCGTTCGGGGTCATGTAAATAGTTGCTGCTTTTGTCAAACGATCTTCTTCGCCCTTTGAGGTTTCAGAACTCATCCCAACAAACTGGAATTCATATTTGCCTTGTGTCTTTGGATAGACTACAAACTTATTGATCCAAGTCTGGATTGATTTGAGAAGTGGTTTCAATCCTTTCTCTTTACTGAAAGTTTTTTCTTCTTCTCCTCCTTCCTTCGATCCCAGTCCATTGCCTTGAGTTCCTTGCAAAGGAAAACCTATTTCTTCAGGGCTTATCTTGAATACTGCACAAGCAACTTTTATCAAGTACTCTTGGTACTTGCTGAACTCCATCTCTCTGTTGGATTTGTAAAGATCAACCCATTCTACTTTTTCTGCGTCCAAGATGGGCGTTTTGTGGCTGTTTGAAACTCCAGACATTAATGCAGTCCACTCTCTTCTCAGTTCACTTATCTTATCTCTGTTCAACCCTCCCTGATTCTTCACCATCAAGGCCCCTTTTGGTGCCGTACCGTTCTGAAAGAACTTACTGTTGTAAGCGTCCGTGTTCAACATTGAAGTCACAGTATTTATAAGTATCTCCAGTTCTGAGGTACCGTATCCGTTGCTGGTAAGTGCAGAATTTGGGTTTCTGATACCAAAACACAACTCCCAAGGATAGTATTCATTGATTATCCTGTTCTGATAAATTTGAACATAGCTGGGATAGTAACCGTTTATCGGTTTGTCCCCTTGCTTTATATTGTTCTCGTTGTCATAACTGTCGGCAATTCTCATCGTTCCTCCATCCACTGCAAGGAATTGCACAGGAATTCCTGCACGATTGAAGACAACTTCAAAGCAGGCTTGATCCAATGTAAGTGAATCACCTATGATCTTTCTGATAAGAGCATCAAAGTCGTCCAAGTCAAAGACATCTTCGTCTTCTGCACAGTCTAAAATGAATTTTATCAATCCATCTACCTCTCTCTTCTCTTGGTCAGATAGATCTTTGCTTGACTCTTGACCTCTCTTCTTGATAATAAAACCAGGACTATACTTGTCCGGTTGGGGAACACAAAAACTTGTTACCTGGTCTTTTCTTGTCTGAATTATAGCGTTTATCAGAGGTACTTTTTGCATACCTCTCAGCACTTCATAACTGAGTTGTGTTTGTTTTTGATAATATCCAAATGAAGATGCTATCTCAAATGGATCAAGCACCATAGACTTATGAGTGTCTATGAGAGGTGCTACTTGCGGTTGGTTGGTCTGTGTTCTTAGGTATTGTTGTGCCTTGTAGATGTCATCTATGTTGCTAGATGTCAGGGCTTTTTGCAAAAGAAGATTTCTCTCAATAGCAAGTTTTGCTTGTTGTTCTTCCAACTGCTTGAACTTATCTGGAGAAATGATATTTGACACACAACTCTTGTTTTGATTTTTTAAACAGAGAGTTAAACTGCCTTCTCTCTAACGTACATCAACTTCTTCTTCCCTTCATTCTGAACCACTACTGGTTTCATTTTTGAAGTTTCAAGATCAAAAGCTTGTTCGTCAAAATTTTCCCCTTTTTTCAATTCAGTCTTTGCCTTGCTCAAAGATTCAAAAGAATATCTTTCAAATTTTGTTTCTGGATATTGGCTGTTGAAGTCTTCTTGGGATAAGCCTTTTATCAATGTTTCAGGATTCTTGTAAGAACCCATCATCTGGTCTTGAAGTCTTTCTCTTTGTGCTTTTATCAATTTATCACCTGGGAAGTCGAACATGGTATTGAAATCTTATTTATGTCTTAAAAATACTGAATTTTTAAGTCAAGATTTTATTTACCAAGTTCCTCTATTCTCTCTCTATGCCACTTGATACTATTTTCAAGTTCCCTGATCTCGTCTTCATGGGCTTTTATCTGTTGCCCATTGTCGATAGTGATTCTGAAAACCCTTTCCCCTCTATTGAATTTTGTGGACGATCTCCATTTCTTGGAAACAACAAGTCCAAACAATTCAAGTAATTTCAGTTTTTGGAACAGTTGGATTTCAGGTTCTTTTACTTTTTTGGCAAAGTTTCTCAACGAGAACCATTTTTGTCCATTGATGGCCAGGATTTGTTTTGCAAGTTCCCTTGCCCTTACTTGGTTCTCAGTATTTGCCTTGAATGCTTCTACTTCTTCTTGCAGTTTCTTTTGTTCTGCAATCTTCTCTTCTTCAGAGAGTTCTTCTTGGACAATTCTATCTGTTTCCTCTGACTTTATTCCAGTATCTACTTCATTTATATCCAAAGCTTTTTCTTTGTTCAATTCAATTTCTTCTTTCATTCTTTATATTGTTTTCTGCAAATTTCGATCAGTCCAGGATCATTGAATCCAAAATCATCAGGCATATCCAGTACTCTTACCTTGTTTATGACTTCTAATTCTTCTAACTCAATTTTTACTCTATTGAAATTATATTCATTGACAAAAATTATTTCATCTGCCCATTTGACCAAAGCTTCACTTATGGGTATCAATGCGTAATCCTCTGTTCCACAGTTTCTCACATTGTATCCATATTCTTTAACTAAAAAATTTGCCAATGTAGCCGATCTCAATAAACCTGCTGAACAGACGGTCAAAACTCTTTTTGTCTTTCCTTGATAATAATTATTGACATTTGCAAGTTGGTTTCTGGTACCCTTAATCATTTCACTACTATGTTTAATTCTGCAAAAATCCTTTCCAATTCAGGTACTGTCTTCTCAAACTGGACAGTATCGAAAGTCTTCAATCGCAATTCGGGATACTTGAAGTGTCTTTCCGATTCCTTGAAATACCTGAGATGTTTTCTGCCTTCCCTCAGATGTGCCTTCATTGCGATCATCTGTTCTTCTGATAGGTTTGAACTATCAAGTGATTTAATATAATTAAGATCCATTTATTATTTCTTAACTATCTCAACTTTTTCTGGTAGTGTCATACCTACTTTTATTTCAAACTGTTCAAGTATTCTATCTTTATTCATAGATCTATCTTTCTTTGATGCTATTATCAGTCTTTGCAATAGATCATACTCTTCTTCTGTCAAGTCAATTCTATAAACCATATAATTTAATTTTTTAAAGTCTAAATTTCTTTCTGAATCTACTCACACCGGTCTCCCCCGAGTGTGTACTACTTTTGCCCCTTGTCCTGGACATCAACTCTATGAACAGTTGTGAAGTGGGTTTGACATCGTTCATGGCGTGGTGGGCATCTGTAATATCTATCCCTTCTCTCCTACAACATTCTGTCAGATTAAACTTTATTGAATCATCAGTTGTTGCCCCTTTAGAATTCTTATCTATCTGTAATGTAT